CTCAATTCGCCCCTTGGAGTAGACGCTGATCAGGTTGGCCTCGGTGGACCCCGGGGCAGACTTGTACCGCATGGACGATGGATCGGACCAGAACCGCCACAGGACGCTCTGCATGGCCAGCTGCCGCTTGCAGTATTCCTCCCAGTAATCCATGCGCCCCTCAATCAGCTCCGTGATCTCTGTTAGAGGGATCTTCTCACCCAGGAAGGCGATCTCGTCGATGATGTCGTAGCAGAGGGTGGTGGGGTCGGCGAATCTGGGCACCCCGAAGTGGATGGAGGTGTTCACGTCACCAACGTCCATACCCACATCAATGGCGTAGGTCTTCGGCGCCGGCCGCAGCAGCTCCTGATCGTCCTCCGGGAGATCCTCGTTCCACTCCCCGATGACGTGGATGTTGAAGTTGAACACGTCCGCGAACAGACCGTTGGACGCATCCCTGACCCACTTGCCGTAGTAGTAGCGGGCGAGCTTCGCAGGGTCGTGCTGGTAGTCCCGGTACAGGTCCTTCTTCTCTGCGTCCGTCAGGTAGGGGTTGTCATCCAGATCGAAGTGGATGGCCTTGTACTTGATCCGCCAGTCGTCCATGTCCTCATCCGCTGGCGGGTTGAAGAACCGGCGATGGAGCCAGTGGTCCTCCCCCTCTTCCGGGGGGTTGGTGTCCAGGATGAACTGCTGCTGCTCGTAGGGAACCTCCAGGGATCGGAGCTGCTGGCAAAGGGTGGCGAAGACGATCTCATCGAAGCGGTCAGCCTCGATCATGTAGATCATCGAGAACCGCGTGTCCTTGAACTTGTCCTCGACGTTGTCGTCGTAGTCGATCGAGTGGAGCTGGCACTCACTCACCGTCCCGTGGCGATTCCGGATCCGGAAGTAGGAGACCTTGGTGTCACCTTCCATTGCCGGCGTCCCGTCAATGAACTCGACAAGGCCTGCCCCATTCCAGATGCGGTAGACCGACCCGATCAGATCCGCCCAGGCCCCCCGCTTCCCGTTGTTCTTGGTCCGGGAGACGATGGCCACCTTGGCAAAGGAGCAGTCGTAGAGGTGGCGGTAGACCTTGTGCAGCGCCGCCACCGACTTGCCGGATCGGCGTGCGCCCTCCAAGAGGAGGTATCGGTGGGCGACGTTGAAGACAGCTATCTGCTTCTCTACGTTCGTTGGGTACCACACCCCGTCAATGATGAAGCCAGCCATTCGCTGGTTGACGGTAGAGATGGCGTAGCTACAACTCAACCCTCATGAAAGATTGCGCCTACAAGCACTCCTACTCGGAGCCGATGCCGGTTGAAAAAGAGGAGGAGCAGTACCCTTCGTTCAGCCTCTACAACCCGGCCGCCGTGCAAGCTGTGTTCGGGAAGACCCCACTCAAGGCCGGTGCCGAGATGGACATGCCGATGCGGCTTCGGATCAAGTCCGTCACCTCCAACGCCGAGAAGGGAACGACGGACGTGTCGGTGGAGATCGTCGCCGTTGGCAAGGGGTCGCAGGTTGAGGGTGAGGACGACATGGAAGAGGAGTCCTGATGCCAAAGGGCAAGAAGCCAACCCCTGAGGACCGCAGGAAGCTGGAGGATGATGACAAGCCTCTGGACCGCCTGATTGCCAGAGGTGCGCCTAAGCGCCAGGTCCGTCTCGTGGCTGACCCGGCAACCGGAAAGATGGGCCTGCTGATGGCCATCCGGCCACAGACGCCCACCCTCCTGGATGATGGGGTGGCCATGATCCTCCACGAAGAACTTCTACCAGCCACCGTTACCCTCGGCCCGGGGTTCACCTTCCGCCCCACAGTGAAGGTGGAGGTGAAGATTGCGCTCAACGAGGCGCAGATGGCAGACTACATCCGCTACGTGGACAGCCTGAGGATGCCTCAGGAGCCGCATTCTCCGCCATGAACTACGACATCAAGTATATCGCCTCCAAGGTCACACCCGAGCACCTGAAGAAGGTGTTCGAGGCGGACACGGCGACCCGGAAGGAGAAGTACCCGGCAGTCGACAAGCTGATCGAGCTCCACGCCACCCGCATTGATGACGGCGTCCGCAGGGCATTGGATCGGGCCAGGGTCACCTACGCCATCGACGAGGCCATGGATGCCTCCCAGCACCAGATCTCCGCTACTTTGGTCCGCGGCCTGATCAGCAAGGACCTGGGCCACGAAGAGCTTCTCTCCATGGTCAATGAGTGGGGACTCAACGACATGCTAAGCCCTTGGTACGACGACAAGGGGAACCGGCTGGATGTCAACGGTCAGATCATGGGCAAGCAGAACAACGGGAGCCCCGGGTTCAAGCTCAGCCTGCCCACCTTCATCAATGTCCTCCTCCCACTGGCTGCATCCTACACCCACATCCGATGGGCCAAGTTGTCCGGTGACCGGGATCAGCAGCCTCTCCTGAAGTACGACCCCCTCCGGCTCGACTACAAGGACATGGCCCTCTGCCGGGTGATCACATCCAGGGTAGGCCGCATGTCGGCTGACATGGGCTACCGGGAGGTTGTCCGTCAGTCCATCCTTGGAGCTCTCCAGTACAGCGCCTGCATCAACTTCCCCTTGGAGGCCTACTACCAGGAGAAGCAGTGGATCGGCGGTAAGGAGAAGGTGGTCAAGGAAGGTGTGCGGTGGTTCCGCCCCCACTGGACCAAGGTCTTCTTCGACACAGCCCACCCCCTCCACACCCTCAACAGCGACACAGGCTGCCAGTACGTGGGCTACTGGTCTCTGGTGCGATTCGGCGATGTAGCGGACAACACGAGCTATTGGAACCGGGACAAGATCGGGATCGGCAAGGATCATGGATGGCGATCGGACGCCCTCTTCGACTACTACCAAAACGCCTACCCTTGCACGATGCGGTTCCCGACGTTCCGTTCGGGAGGAGATAACAACCGCGAGGAGGAGGCCTTCCTCTACCGGACCAAGGATCACGCGGACGCCGCGGTGGACATCACTGTGCTGTTCCACAAGCTCGTCCCGAAGGATCACGGCTTGGGCGACTACGAGTATCCGGTGTGGATGCGATTCGTCTACGCGGCTGACCGCACCGTCATCTTCGCGGAACCCATGGGCTACTGCCCGGCCCACGCCTACACGCTGGACTTCGACGAGAACAAGGACCGCAACACCTCGCTGACGCTGGAGCTGATCCCATTCCAAGACCACCTGTCTAACATCCTCAGCCAGTTTATCCTGACGGTGAAGAAGAACCTGATGAACGTGACTGCGGTCAACACGGACATCATCGGCCAGGACTTCATGGAGAAGGTCCAGAGGCAGTCCGAGAATGGACTGAGGGGCCATCTGTTTTTCGGCTACAGCGAGAAGCAGGTCCGCAAGCAGCAGTCTGATGTCGGCGCCGCCTTCCAGCCGCTGGCCATCCAGAAGCAGTCCACCGCCGAGATCCTCAATCTCCTCCAGACAGTGATCAGCCTGATGGAGCGGGTGCTCGGGTTTACAGCGCAGGAGGTTGGCGGCCAGGCCACCCACCAGCAGTCTGCCACCGAGTCCAACATCGTGGCGGCCAACACGTCGATCCGGATTGGCCACACGGCGGCTGGCATGGACTCCGCCATCCACGCCATGAAGAAGGCTGTCTACAACGCCTTCATCAACTACGGCTCCGACGAGGTTGTAGCCCAGGTGGCCGACCTCCACCCTGAGGGGAAGAAGCAGCTGGAGGAGGCTGGCTTCAAGATCGAGGAGGGGGCCAACTCCACGGCTGGCGTGGTGGGTCCGAAGAGCGCACTGCTCGTTGAGGAGTTCACCAGCGATCGGGATGGCAGCAACCGCATCAATGAGCAGCAGGCTGCCCAGATGATGCTCACACTGATCGACCGTCTGATGGTGCCTCAGTTCGCTGAGCAGATCGGCATCGTCCCCATGTTGGACATGCTCCAGGAGTTCGCCACCCTCTCCGGCATCCCTGGCGACTTCGTCTCCAAGATCAAGCCGCAGATCCAGCAGAAGGCCGAGGAGGGTGCTGCCAAGGACGCCGAAACCATGGAGCAGGTCCGTCAGCTGGTCCTCACGGAGTTGGCTGGATTCAGCGAGCAGATCGCCAAGTCGGTCGTGGCACCCATGCAGCAGCAGGGTCAGCAGATCGCCACCACCACCCAGGCCTTGGCTCAGGTTGCACAAGCGCAGCAGCGGGACGCCGCCGCCATCCAGCAGACAGGCCAGATGGTCAACGCCCTCGCGCAGGCCTTCGATCAGTTCGCTACAGCCCAGGTCCAGCCTCAGGTATGAGCCATCACCACAAGATCGACCTCGACCAGTCCAGAAAGCTCTCCGCTTGGCTGATCAATGACGCCGCCCAGATCTTCCTTGGAACGGCCTTGGCCAAGGCGGAGCGGATTGAGGCGGATGCCGTAGCTAGAATGATGGCTGATCCAGTAGAGATGATTCGACTGGAAAGCCCCACCATCCAGGTGCAGGATCTGCTTCGAGATGCTGCAAAGCTCCGGCTGTTCGTGAAGCAGTTCGAGGAGCTTGCCAGCGTAGAAGACTTCACTGAACTGACATATGCCCGAAGAGATCCAGCAGCAGACGCAGACTCCGCCAGCCAATCCTGAGCCACCCAAGGAGCAGCCGAAGAAGGCTGGAATTTCAGATGCAGTGCGGGCCAAGTTCCTGGGCCTTGCTGCGCGGCTTGAGGACAAGCCTAAGGCTCCGCCCGCCGAGCCCGAGCAAAAGCCGCAAGATCCCCCCAAGGAGACTCCCTCCGAGGACCCCGCCAAGAAGGCGGCCGAGCCTGCCAAGCTTGAGGAAAAACCCAAGGAGGAGCCGAAGAAGAAGCAGGCTGCCCCGAAGGTGATGAAGGCTCCGCCGAGCCAGGACCCGAACGTCATCGCCAAGGCTGCCGCTGAGGCCGCTGTCGCAGCCGTGGAGGCTTCCAGGAAGCAGACCCCTGCCGCCGCCAAGGAGCCGGAGGCTGAGCTCCCTAAGGACATCGCCCGGAAGCTCGACTACTACAAGGAGCTGGAAGGGTTGGACCCGAAGTACAAGGGTCTCACCCAGAAGGTGGTTGAGTTCTCCAAGAAGGGCGGCATCGAGGAGCGTTACGTCGCCGAGTGGGAGAAGGCTAACCCGGGCCAGAAGTTCGACGCTGATGACGAGGCTCACACGTCGTTCTATGAGAAGTATTCTCCGGACTACGACGAGGACGACCTTGAAGTAGCCAAGGAGCAGGTGATCGAACGGCGGGCTGTGGACAAGGCTAAGAAGGCCATGGAGCCGAAGCTCCAAGAGCAACAGCGCAAGGCCGTCGAAGAGAGCAGCCGAGAGGACCTGGACTCTGCTTCTGCCGCCATCGCCACCTCCACCCTTGAGGCGATCAACAAGGATCTGCTGACCATCGCTCAAGAGAAGGGGGATGCCGGACTTCAGGAGGAAGACCCCCTCGCGCTCCAAGTGGCCACAGAGGTCATGCCGCGCCATGAGGCTGTGGCCCATGAGGCGATCCGGCTCTTCCGCGGCTTGGCAAACCCGTCAGATCGCAACCCGGTCCACTCCCAGATCAGTGAGATCGCGCTCGGCTTGAATGAGGCGATCGCCGGTGTGGTGGCCCAAGATCCTCGCAACGGGATGAAGCCGGTGTTCCGCGGGACCCGGGTAGTTGGCTACCAGCAATTCGCCCCCTTGCAGGAGTACGCCTCCATGAGCGCCGAGGAGCGGAAGGCCCACTGGACGGTGGGTGAAGATGAGGTTCTGGCCCACATCAAAGCCAATGCTGGGCGTGAGGCTAAGTCCCGCTACGACCAGATCACGGCTGCCGCACAGAAGACCTTCGGCTCGAAAACGCGACAAGGCCAACCAGCCTCCACCGCCAAGCCGGACGCTTCTAAGCCAACGGAGACAACTCCGGCAGTGAAGTCCCCAACCATCGGTTCCGGAAGCTCGACCCCTACCCCTACGGCAGGTGAGTCAAGCAAGGCAGGCGTCAAGAGTGGCTCATTTGCAAAGGCTTGGGCTGGGCGGTAAAACCGTTCCATGCCTGATGACTTCTTTTCAAAGTGCGCGCCGCTCAGCCGACAAGGCATTGACAGCTGCGCAGGCCTGACGACCTGTAACCTGTCTCCGACCACGGCCGACGAGCTGGAGGAGATCTACAAGGACACGGCAGGGCGGTACCGCATTGCCGGCGCCCTGTTCGACACTGACATCATGGCCAAGGCGTGCCAGGTGCAGGAGAATCCACTCTACACCTTCATCCGAGCCAACTCCAGGGACCTCGGAACCAAGGTGCTGACCACCTCGAAGACTGTCGGGTCCGGCCTGATCGACGTGATGCCGTTCGTCCGCGTCAAGCGGCAGAACCTCATCAACAACACCTACTGGGTGTGGACCAAGACCGGCAACTCCGGGACTGTGGCTGGCATCACCTACGACATCGTGGGCACCTGCGAGTCGCTGACTGCGATCCCGGCTGACATCAACTGGTTCCCTGCCAAGCGCCAGGTCTTCATCAGCGGTCTCACGGCCTCCGGCACCAAGACCCACACGCAGTGGATCGTGGTCTACGCGGCCGTGTCCGGCAACAAGGTGAACGTCTACCTGCGTTCCCAGAACGCCGGCTCTTCCATGCAGCCCGCCAAGCTCGGAACCCCTGACACGGGCGTCCTGATGCGCGGCGTCAACAACATCTCGCCGTATGAAGCGGATTGCAATCAGATCCCCCGCCTCAACACGGTCAGCACCTTCCTGGCCTTCGTGCAGCACTCCCGCTGGTCTCTCTGCAATGACGAGATGACCCAGCGGTTCAAGAAGCACATCCTCGAAGGCAACCAGCTCTATCGCGAGTATTACCACGTCGAAGAGGCGGACTACAACAAGCAGGTGATGACCGACTGGCAGAACAGCATGGTCCACTCCTTCTTGTTCGGAAAGGGTCTGCCCAATCAGGACGAGAACAACTGGCCCAAGCTGGAAGTCATCGAGTCCTGGTCCGACGGCCTCACTGGCGACCACATCTACCTCTCCGGCGTCGAAGGTCGCTGCGTGGGTCGGCGTGCGAATGCCGAGGGTGTCTACGAGCAGCTCAGCCGCTGCGGCCGGGTGCTCGACCTCCAGGGTGAAGTCATCAACTTCCCTGAACTCCAGCGGGCGCTCTACGAGCTGCATCGCCTCCGGAAGACCAACGGCGTCCCGAACTCGGACATCATCGAGATCGTGGTCGACAGCGCCTACCGGCCTCACTTCATCACCGGCCTGATGCGGTACCTGAAGATGCGGTACGACGACATGCTGCGCTTCAACCAGCAGGTCAACAGCAACAAGAAGACCGAGCTGGGCTTCGTCTACGAGGACTTCGTTCTCGACTACCCGGCTGGTGTCACGTTGCGCGTCACCTCCCACGTCGCCTTGGACGACTACGTCTCCGCCCACCGCAATGTGGGTGGCGATCGGTTCGCCAACGCCGGCCGCTGGTTGCTGATGCTGGACTGGTCCAACATCTACATGGGCAACATCGCCTCTGAGAGCGTTGAGCTGGAGACCGGCAACATCAAGGACCTGGCGAAGATCAACTCCGATGCCTTCTGCCGCATGAAGATCCCGTCGAAGTCCATCAAGCACAACGCGGTCCTCTGGACGACGATCGTGGAGTGCCCGGCCACCTCGCTGTGGATTGAGAACTTCGCCTTCCAGCCGCCTGAGCACGAGAACATGTACGGGAACCCGAACATCTCCGGCAAGGGTGGGTACCTGGACTACGCCGGTAACGACCCGTCCAACGACTAAGCCTCGGCTTGTCTCAGGCCCGCTCCGCCAACTGGTGGGGCGGGCTTTTTGTTTGCCGGGATAGCCCGCAATCCTCTATTCCTACAGCTACGCGGTGACATCACTACCACCTAATCTTCCGACGGTCGCTCCTGCCAAGATCACCCCAGAGGAGGTGGAGTCGGCTGCCAAGGAGCTTGGTCTGACCAAGGTGACCGTGGAGTCCATCCAGGCCCAGAGGATCCTGGGCGCCCACCTGTCTGAGATCGGCGTCGCCTCAGTGGCCCGCGGTGTCCTGCTCCTGAACATCGACCAGATGACCAGGATGATGAGCAAGGTGGAGGGGATCATTGACGATCTACCTCATGAGCCGGGGGTGCAGGCGAAGCTGATCGCTTCCTACGCCACCATCGGCCGGGCCGTCACGGAGACGGCAAAGAATCTCATGGAGACAGGTGATCCGAAGCCGGAGAACCAAGCTCCAAGACCCTCGGTTGGCTTGCCGCCCAGCCAGGTGAACATCCAAGTCAATGGCGGCACAGTGAAAGTCCGGGATGAATTACTTCAAAAAGGAGCTCCTTAAATCCGGCCGCCCAGTCGTCACCGACAAGGGTTGGCCCATTCAGTTCGAGGAGGACGGGTTGGGCAATGGCATCATCGCCACCAACGACCCCTACACCATTGGCCAGCTCACCAAGCTGGCTGAGGCGAGTCGGCTTGGAGTCAGCCAGATCACCGAGGCTGAGTACAACGACCTAAAAAAAAAGGCGCCATCGCATCAGCAGCGAACCTTGCCCGCTTGGTCACAAAATCCAGTACGGCTGGAAACGGAGGCACGGGCTGCGTCCCCTGTGGGCACGGCTACAAACCACATTGACCACAGCCTTCCGAAGCAGATTCCAACCGGAAAGGCCCTGGAAATCCCAGAGGTTCCGGCGCCCGCAGCGCCTCCAGCTGACCCTGCGCCGAAGAAGGTCAATCGCCGCCCAGCCGCAACGAAGGCGCCGAAGGCTACTTCCACGCTTGAAGCGCCGACTGAACCACAGCAAGATCCGGTCTGATGACCTTCGCGGAGTACCGAACAGCCGTCCTGGCCAACGTCTTTCCAGACGGGTACTCAGGCCGTGTAGAGGCTCGATACACGTCGTGGATGAAGGACGTGCTCATCGAGCTTCAGAAGTACATCCCATCGCTCCAGACCCATCACCGGGAGCGCATCACCCAAGACGCCACCTTCTTCAGCTGTGGCAACTCCGCCTTCAAGGCTCCACCTGGCAAGATCCAGTCCTTCCACACCGAGCTGCTCTGTAGCGACTGCGACAAGGTCATCGCTGTTCCGTACACCCCTCGGACATTCCGCCTGATGCTGGACGAGCGCAGGCGACCCAAGTACACCAACTCCGACGGCAGTTGCAATCCGTGCTACTACGGGGACACGGCGTGCTTGGATCTCCGCAACGAGCCCTACGGCTACTACGAGGTGGATGGGATCTACTTCCCCTACCCAGAGCTTCCTCTTGGACTTCATTACGCCACCCCGCATATTGACCTGCAATGCCGATCCAAGGAGCGGGCCTTCGCTCTCTACGACGGCTACGTGTGGACCTGGCCTGTCATCCAGTCGACCGAGGTTGGCATCCTCAGGTGGCATGGCATCAAGCGCAACTGGCAGAACTCCGATGAGATTCCCTGGAAGGACGAGGAAGGCGACGACATGCGGGAGATCCAGGAGATCGTCGAACTCTTCGTTAGCTGGAAGTCGAAGCTCCATGACGACTGCGATGATGCTGGCGCGGCAACCATGAAGTCACTTTACGATGGCCGGTTCGCCGAGTTCATGGTGAGCCAGCAGGACCTTAACCTCTTGCCGTCACGCAGTGATTGCTTCCCATGAGTAGACCAATACCGATCGATGAGAACGGGCGACTCAGCATGTCGATCAAACTGCTCTGGGCAATTCTCAGCACAGTTGCTCTCGGGGCGTTCTTTGCAGCTGGACTCCTCGGAGAGGTGAAGGCGACGAGGAAGGCTGTTGAGAGCGCGATCCCAAGGTTGGATGAGCATGAGAGGCGCATCATCCGGCTTGAGTCCATCAGGACTGGATCCACTACCAACAGCAACGACAGCGTAGCCGCCTACTGACCATCATCATCCCCGTCATGCTACCCGCCAGTGAGGTCGCAGTTGCGCAGGGCGGGGATGCTCCGGTATCTTGACGTTATGAATGTCAATCCAATGGGTAACCAGGCTTGGGGTCCAAACCCGCCAACCATGAGCCAGATCATCGCCGACCTTCGGAGGCGCATCAGCGCACTGGAGTCGCGCCGCCAGTTCTACAAGACCACGTTCACGCCAGGGGCGATCTCGGTAGGCCCATTGGGTCTGGGTGAAGTGTCTGTGTCATTCCCAGGAGTCAAAGTTGGCGACGCGGTTGTCATCGCGTACCCGCCCACCCTCCCCACCTTGGAGGTGGAGGCGATTGTTGACGCGGAAAACAGCGTGTTCGTCACAGTGTACAACCCCTCTCCAGTGTCTACAGTCAACCTGTCTGGAACTTGGTCAGCATTCCAACTCGCATGAAAAGGATCATCGCAATTCTCGCCATCGTTCTGACTGCCGGCTGCGTCAAGCAGAACCCCATTGAGGGATCCGACAAGCAGGTCTACGTCCTCGTCAAGAAGGCCTCTAGCCAGACTGGCGTGGTTGTCGACTCCGAGCTGTGGCAGCGAGCTGGGGAGACTGGAGATGACAAGCCGTTCTACACCCGCCGCCTCCAGTCGCCTTCCGATCCAACTCCACCCATCTTCACCAAGGTTCGATGAACAACTCTCTGGCCATCACATTGCTTGGCGTTGTCTGCATCATGGCCGCAGGCTGCTTCTCCGCGAAGACCGGAGCCGATGAGGCGCTGAAGAAGGTTGCCAAGGCAGACGCCTCCATCGCCACCAACCGGATCGACCAGGTGGCAAGAGCGGCCACCTACATCCACGGTACCAGCAAGGCCCTCGCGGCGGAGACCAACAGGACTCCAGCGGTGATGCTGGCCTATGACCTGAACTCCAGGGCGTCCACCATCATTGGGCCGCCATCTTTCCAGGACACCCTCGCTATTGAGCAGGTGGTGGCTGGGCAGCTCTCTGGTATCGCCGAGAACCAGAAGCGCAGCGCCGAGATCCTCGCTCGACTGGACGGCCAGGTTGTGGACCTCCAGAAGCAGATGGCTAAGCTGGGCGGAAAGAAGGCTGACGCTGAAGCCGATCGGGATGAGAAGTTGGTCGACTATGCCGCCGAGGCTGACTTCGCTCGCAAGATCAAGCGGTGGCTCTGGATCGGCGGCCTGTCTGTGGCTGGCCTGTTCCTGGCCCCAATCATATTCCAGGTTGTCTCATTGGCTTTTCCGGCTT